GTAGCCGATATAACAACTGTATAATTGTATAATTTACTTTTTTTAGGTTTATTAATAACTTTACTTTTAAAATAAACCATATCATCTCTCTGTGAAAATTCTTTTAAAGTATAATCCAACTCAACGTAATTTTCTTCACTAGTTATTTTAAACGGGTATGGTAATTCAAAATCTTTTATATTACCTTTCTCCATTTTAAGTGAGAATACATAATAAAATTCTTTCTTTTTAAAAAGAATTAACTGACCCCTTTTTAAAACTTTTCCAGTTGAATTTATGAATACTAAATCTCTCTGCAATAAATTCGAAATTATTTTATCTATTTTTTCATTATATACCATCATAACATAAACCCCATCTTTTCCTCTGCAGACATATTTAAATAATTTTCATTAAAGTATTTCCAAAATTCATCGTTACCTGGTATAGTAGTAATTAAATCACAATCATCCATACTTACCATTCTCCAGCTTTGCATAAATATATCCCATACTAATAATAAATTTTTAGATTCAGGGTTATACTTAGGAGGACCAGCTGGTGGTTTATAGTTTAAAGTTATTCTACCATTTACACTATTTAAAATACTTTGATCCAAAGTACAAAGCATTTTTCTGCTAGCACTACGATCTGCTCGTGGACGTCTTCTTTTAAAGATTATTTCACAAACATTGGACCTCAATGTTGTCTTTAAACTAGCTAACCCAATTTTCATATATTAGGTTTTCTGTTTACAAATACCAAATAAACGTTGCTCGTTTAAAAACATTCCCCTTTTAATTATACCATGTCCTTCAATATCCATATTCGAAACAGGTGCTCCTTTATCATTTGGAAACATTACAATATCTCCTTGTTTTGCGTATTTTACTTCAGGTCCGGCAAGTATAACTTTAGCCTTTCTCCACGCTTTATTTAGAGCGTTTGTTGGTATATAAATACTACCTCTTTTAATTGCACCAGATGAATCTCCATCAAAAGATTCATCGATAAACTCTACTAAAAGGATATCATCAAATACAAAAGATAATAAAAATTCATCTCCGAGACCAAAGTCACCATCACTATGACTCTCTAAATCTATTGTACTTCTTTTTGTTGCTAATTTATCTATACTTTCTTGTGCCATATAAACTTATTTAACCCTTATATTTTACTAATCAACAAGGTATAGTATATGCACTTATATTAACTTATAAAATCTACTAATGTTTGGTTATTTTTATATTCTCTTTCACTATAAAATTCTGGTAATATTATTTTCTCTTCTTCTTTCTTTTTTTCTTTCTTAGTCTTTTTTATATAATTTAATCTTTTAAATTTTAATTTAGGGAATACATTATAAATGTAGTTATACTGAGATGGTTTATCATCAAATAAATTCCAATATTTATTAGTTGTTTCATTCACATATTCATTCATCTCTTTCGAATACATGCTCGTCCATCTATTTACCATAAATAGATTAAATTGTGACTCATCATCACAATTCATATCTATATTTTTTTTACTAAATAGTAGACTATTTAAATACTGAAATAAATTCATCTATAGATTAATTTTAGTCGTTGCAATGAACATATCGTCAGCCATTGCGTAAAATAAATCGATGATATCTTTCATAAATTGCTCGGTCTGCTCATCTGTTAATTTAGTACTATATGCAAAGTTAGGAGCTTTACGACCTGCATTTACGTTTATACCTGTATGCCCGATAGCTACATCATCTTTTGAATATGTAATACTAACACTACATTTACCAACCTTTTGTATTGTACCATCACTACCTTCAAATTCATCGTGGACCATTAAATCATCTCCATCTACTTCAATAGGCTTCTTAATATATTTAGAAGAAAGAATATTAGCAATTTGTGTATTGAGTAATCGCTGAAACGCTACTGCACCTACTTTACAAAGATTAGGTATTTCCCAACAGAAATTAATTGCATCGTCACTATAAATATAATCCCCTTGAAGTACATCTTCCTGGTCAATCATACCACTAATGCTTACATCCATTGGACATCTAAATGCAATAATATTACCTATTGGTAATGTTTTATTACGAAAATAATCATAAGCAAATCTCTTATGAATCAACGGACCGTCGTATACTTTAATATCTTTAATAATCATATACAACTATTATATAAACTGATTATATTATATCAAGTTTTATATTGAGATTCTAAATAAGATTCACCATAATGGTTTATTCCTGAATTATGTAAGCTACAAGATTTAGGGTTCATAGTATCTAATAACCACATCTCACAATACCACCTATTATTGTAAGGTATATCATTTAGAGTATTAATATATTCAGCTTTAGCCCACCAGAAGTTACCTGAGTAATGCAATTTAGGTTCAGACTGTAAATTAACTCCACATGTGTTATATCCTTCCTTATGTAATTTATAAATGCAATCTTTCCATCTTTCAATATTAAAATACTCCATGTAATTCTTCCAAGCCTCGACAGTTACATTACCTCTTCTAGACGCCCCCTTACTATGAAGATATAATACGTATATATCTTTTAATTCCTCGCATTTTCTCTTTAAAAGATTTAAAGTATCTACCTCACTTGCATCATCAATTTCTAAATTTGTAACACTTATTTTTAAATCATTAAATATATTATTAATTTTTACTTGCTCAGAATAAGGACCTGTCAAATTAACATGAAGAGTTTCTATGTTATCATATAACCCACTTTCTTTAATTTTATTAAAAGCATCGATAAATAATTCAATACTAAATTCGGTACACCATAAGTGATAAAATATATGCACTTTCATATCAGTTAAGGTATTAAATTCGAATATACTGGTAAATATGTTTCATCAGCAATTGTCATTTTTTCATCAGGATTTTCAGATTCTCTAAAGAAAAGATCTTCACCATTTTCAATCAATTTTAATATTTTTTCTTTATTTTTGTATTTATCATTATTATATTCTTGATGAGAAAATGATTCAATTTTTGATATAATATAATCAGCGTCCCCAAAATATGAAAAATGCCAACCACCTGATGTATAGTCATTATTTTTACCGATTAATTGATTACTCCATCTATGTTGACGTACATACTCAAATGATTTTCTAAATTTATGTATAAATGTATTAAGATCTAAAACTACAGTACCTACCCATTTATTTTTCTTTCTACATTTTATATTATAATAATAAAAATTATGTAAGAATGAAACCAATATATTATTTCCTAGATTAGGAATATCAATATTATTAAAATCAGGTATTTCATCTACATCTGAAAGTAATATTATATCATTAGATTTAATATCTTCTTTTATATTTTTGAAACCATTTATTAAATTATCTCTTTGATTTCTTTCATTTAACCAGCTATCAGTTTTTGACGGTGTTGTTGAATCTATTATATAAATTATTTTGTTTTTAAATTTATCATATTTTTTATCAGTTATATCAAATGTTAAATCCTTATCATCTCCTTTAAATGTATATTTTGATTCAGAAATTATAAAGTAATCAACTTTATCATAAAGTTCATTCAATCTAAAAAATAACATTTTTTCTTCACCGTTATATAAAAAACAGTCAAATATTTTACGCTTACCCATTTATATATTATATTCTTTATATTTTTTATATCCACCGGATATAAAAGGTTCATTTTTCCATTTTCCATGTAGAATATCTCCTTGATCATTCATATTTTTAGGAGTATATTTACAACGTTCAGGAGCTATTTCATCAGTACCCCCTGTATTGTGAGATACTCTCGCACCGGTATGAACACCATGTAAGAGATTGTTTCTTTCTAAGCACATTACATAATCGTTATCCTGATAAAAGAAATAAAATCTCTCATCCAAAAGGCCTATTTTTTCAAATACTTCTCTTCTACAACAAAATGCACACCCAAACATATGAAGTGAAACATCATATCCGTAATAAACTTTATGTTCATTTGGTAAATACATTTTTGTATGTCTATGCCATTTTCTATCAATCGGGCTTAAAGAACTTATACTAGGATTTTTTTCAAATTCATCTATTAACGTTTGTATACAATTAGGTTGAATTACCAAATCATTATTTGGTCCCATTATATACTTTGATTTACATTTATTGAGAGCTATGTTAAAAAATTTATTATAATTAAATTCACAACCAGGTTTTATTATTTCTACTTTTTTATTGTCGTAACTACTATTAAAATTATTATTTGATTCAACAACGTATATTTTACCTATTAACTCGTCAGCTGTTTGAATATATGAATCAATACAATTTTTTGTTTTTGAAAATGATTCATTATCAACTGATAAAGAGAGTATAATTATATCAATTATATTTTTCATATAGTTCTTTTTCTAAAGATTTAATAACATCATATTGGTGAATAACATGAGATGCTATATTATTAATAAAGTAAATACCATTAACGTTTTTAGTTACAGCGTTACCTGAATGTGCACAGTTTAATATTTCTCCATCTTTTAAAATGTTATGATTATGTTGATCAAAATAAACAACTTTATTCATTGATGCTTGATCAATATTTTGATAGTTACCAATACGGGTAATAATACTGCCCATATCTTTACACATTTCATCTAATAGGTATAAACATGCATCTCTTTTTCCTAAAATACTACCACCATTTAATATTTCATGTTTACCTAATAAATTTAAAATATCGGGATTATAACAAATATTAATCCATGTTGTATTGGTATCACATGTATTTATTTTTTTATTTTCACTTGTTACATATGGTTTATTATTTTTTATTAATTCAAAAACATTTTTTTGAAAATATACATCCGTAAAATCACATAAATATACATCTTCTTCTTTACTTACATGTTTGCAATACAAGTAAAAATATATTACCTTTAATGTATATGGTGATATATTATCATTAACATTATATTTTTTTGATAATATTTCACTATTATATATTGTTACATTGTTATCTTCTGCATATTTTAATACATCAGCTCCTAATTGGGACCCTATAATCGTTACTTTATTACCTGTTTGTATAGCACTTTGTATAAAAACTTTTATACCAGGTGTTAAACTATAACCTTTACCGTATGTAATTATTTCACCCATCGTTTTTCAAGTTTTTTAATATTGTATTTACTTCTTCACTAGATGTAAAAGGTGGTTCATTCGGATAGTGTCCATGCTTTTTCAGATAAATTTCTCTACCACCATATACATTTTTCTTCCATTGTTCACTATCATTTGCTATAGAAGATTTATCGATAGCTTCTGGAGCTTCAGTTAAAAATTTATGACTATCATAGAGATCAGCAAAATACCAAAACGGTGGGTGGTAACCAGCTTTTATAATTCTATAAGTATGGTCAACATGCTCCCAAGCATTATAAAAATCTTCATCAATATACCCCACTTCTTCAATTACTTTTCTTGTAAAAAATGAAAACATTGCCACGGTATGTTGGAATAAAGAAATCTTTACACCATTACCATAATCAATTATCTTACGAGGGTTAGGTTCTGAATGTTGATCCAGTTCATGTCTATTATGCAAATCGAACTCCATATTTTGTTTACGATTAAACGGTGAACCAGGACCGTAATTAAAATGATGTATATTTGATGCTTTATGAGCTTCTATATATTTGTTGAATACATTATTATCTAATATTAACATATCATCCTCTAATATGAAAATATAATCACACCCTTTATCATAAAGATGCTTTAATAATTTATTTTTTGATTTACCAACTCCTATATTTTTTTCATTATTAATAATAAA